GTGGGGATGGATGTAGAGGGAAGTTGGATTAGACCAGCAGTAGTTGGGAATCCGGAAGACGAAGGCAGTTGGGGGCACTGGAGACGGGCAACGAAGCGGAAGGTGAAGAAAAGGCGGGGGACGGGAAAGCAAGACGGATGGAACTGGCGGAGTTCTACGACCTCATGCACGACCTGAGGTTTCGCCGTTACATCTGGCGACTTCTTGCCTTCACGGGCGTGTTCAGGTCTACGTTCACGGGCAACAGCAGGGGTTACTTCCTTGAGGGACACCGCAATGTGGGACTGTCTATCATGCGGGATCTCATGGAAGCGTGCCCTGAGATGTTCCCCGTCATGCAGAGAGAAGCGAAGGACGGGATCTATTCATTCAGGGAGAAGAAAGGGTAGGTAAATATATGGGAAAGTGAGCAGACTGCATTGACCCCGTGGTTGCGGGGCTTGAGTTGATGAAACAGTTAGGAGATACCGAAGAGTTGCAACCGTCAAGCAATACTTGTCAGTTCGATGGATGGCAACCGAAGCAGGAAGAGCCGTGGTACGTGGGGAAGTATGTAACGCCGATGTGGTGAGGTGATTCTATGTCTCGGAGTTTCAAAAAGAACCCGATATTCTGGTGGCGTGACAGGGGGTTGAACAAGAGGCTTCGGGCGAAACTCAAAGAGAGTACGGAGCCTATACCGGACGGCGGGCATTACAGGTCTATTGTGTCTGACTACTCGGAATGCTGTGGGTATACATCATTTGATGACTTTGCCTTTTGGCAGCGTGAATGGTGCGGGTCAGATGATGAACTGCGTGCCAAGTGGATGAAGACCGTCAGTAAGTGAATGGGGGCGACAGGTGAGAGGGTAATGCTGCGTAGCGGAGTTACCTTAACGGGAGTTCAATTCTCCCCGCCTCCACCAAATGGGGGAAGCGAGGGAACAAGGCCACGGCGTCTGTGACGTGCACAGTGCGACCATTTAGGATGGCCGCCATGTGGCCCCCTGGCCCCCACCAATAAGTAGCTCATCTGCCAATTAAGTGGGCAGAAGGAGTAGCGATGCCGTTCACTCGGGTGGGCGGCATTAGTCATGTAATAGGGGGTGGCGACTGTCCCCGCCGGCACAACAGTCGAATAAAGGGTGGCGACTGTCCCCGCCTGGCAAAACAGTCGCAACTATACTCCCCGGTGTTCTGTGGGATGCCGGGAGACAGGGCGGTCACTAGGGCCGCCCTTTTTTATTGCTTCACAAATCCGAACAAAAGGAGAGAGATCATGCCTGAGGACAACATACTGACTTCGGGAACGGATGACACCGTTACCCCGGATGAGGAGCAAGAGCGGGGAACTTCCGTTGACGAGACAGAGGTCAAGGAACCCGAAGCGGAAGTGAAGGAGCCTGAAGAGGGCGAGAAGGCAGACGAAGAGAAGCCGGACGAGGACGAGGAGAAGAAAGAGTCCGAAGTGCCGGAGAAGTACGAGATCAAACTGCCTGACGGTATCGAGATGGACGAGACAGCACTTGAATCGTTCTCACCGCTCTTCAAGGAGATGGGACTGAGCAACGAGAAGGCGCAGAAACTGACCGATGCCTATGTCGAACTCCGCAAGAGCGAGATGAAGGCATACGCCGACCAGGTGGAGAAGTGGAAGTCCGACGCAAAGAGTGATGCTGAATACGGGGGGAGGGCGTTCAAGGAGAACGCAGGCCTTGCGAGCAAGGCGATGAACGAGGTCTTCTCCGACAAGACCATTGCCCTTCTGGATTCCGTGGGCTTCACCTCACACCCTGAATTGATCCGCGACCTGTGGAAACTGGGCACTCGCATGGGTGATGACAAGTGGGTCGATGGCAGGGGGAGCAAGGCGGATGACGAGTCCAACCTGACGGCGGAGCAGAAACTGGCGAAGAGGTATCAGACGAAATAAGCGGATGAAGTGAGTCAAACAAATAGCAACAAGTGAGGGCCGCCATTGAGCGGTCTTTTTTTATGTCTGAAAAGGAGTGATCTGAGATGGCAACAGAAATAGGGAACAAACTGAACCTTATCGATGTAGCGAAGATGCTCGACCCGTCCGGCAATATCGGGCCTGTCGCGGAGATACTTAACGAGACCAACCCGATAATCGAGGACATCCCCTGGAAGGAAGGCAATCTTCCTACCGGACACCGCATCATCCAGAGGGCAAGTATTCCTACCCCGACATGGCGCAAGCTGAACAATGGTGTCACCGACACCAAGGCGACCACGAAGCAGATAGACGAGACCTGCGGGATGCTCGAAGCCTACTGCTCGGTGGACAAGAAGATCGCAGACCTGAACGGCAATACCGCCGCATTCAGGGCAGGACAGGACAAGGCGCACCTTGAGGGTATGTCCCAGGAGTTTGCTGACACTCTGTTCTACGGCAACGCACTGACCGCACCTGAGGAGTTCAACGGCCTTTCCGTCAGGACTAACGCGCTCGGCACCTACGTACTCGACGGGGGCGGGACTGACGACGGGACTGACTGCACCTCCATATTCCTTGTCGGTTGGGGGCCGATATACGGCATATTCCCACGGGCTTCCAAGGCAGGACTCGTGATGGAGGACAAAGGGCAGGTCACTCTCGGAGACGCGACCAACGGCTGGTACGAGGGCTATAGGACTCACTACGTGTGGGAATCCGGCCTTGCCGTTGAGGACGCACGCTACCTCGTCAGGCTCGCCAACATCGACGGTTCCGCACTCGCGACCTATGGGGCTTCCTCCGACTCTTCGATCAATTTAATCCAGTACATGATCCAGATGCAGAATCTTCTCCCGAACCAGAACGCCTGCCGTCCCGTGTTCTACGTGAGCCGGACTGTCAAGACGTGGCTGGACATCATGATCGAGGACAAACACAACGTGTACCTCACACTCAACGACTACGCCGGAAGGCCAACCACGTTCTTCCGCGGCATCCCGGTCAAACAGTGTGACTCGATAGTCAGCACCGAGTCCCAGGTTTCCTAGTGGGCTTAACAGAAACTGAAAAGGAGAGTGACCAGACATGGCTTTTGTAGATAGCGACCTGGAATTTGCGGATGCTCTTGATCTTTCGAGCGGGACAAACGGGACTGCCGCTGCTCACGACTGCACCAATTACGTCGACCTTCAGGCGGCAGGGAGGCTTGCAGGCAGGGTGGTCTACCTGAACATCGTATTCACCACTGCATTTGATTCGGAAAACGATACCGCAACCCTTGACTTCGACCTTGAGGCAGATGCGGATGGGACATTCAGCGCAGGGGCGGTCAACCTGTGGAGCTCACAGCAGATATCCGTAGGCAGTGATGTTGGTGCAGGAACCGACGTGATCCAGGTTCCCATCAGCGTACCTTCGGGACTGCGTTACCTGAACCTTGAGTACACCATCGGCACCGAAGCGGCAACGGCGGGGATATTCGACGCTTACATCACCCTCGACGCACAGAGTGCCAACGTAACCGCATAGGGGTAACGCGTTATGAAGCAGTACCTATGCACACGGAAATGCCAGTTTCCGGGACAGCATAGAAGGCGCGAGGGGGAACTCTGTTGGTTCGAAGACGGGGTTTCCCCCCCGCCTCATTTTGTGCCTGTGCCGGGAGAGGAACCGGAACCTGTGCCTAAGGAAGAGCCTGAACATGAGGTCAAAGCATCCATGAGGATGAATCATGACGATCTTCTTGCGATGGCGAAGGCGCAGGGACTTGAAGTGGACGAGGGCATGACGAAGAAGGAAATACTTGCCCTCATGGAAGGGGATGAATAAATGGCTGTAGGAAGGGCAAACAAGTTCGGAGCGGCTCTCGCTAAAAGGTTGACCGATGTCGATGCCGATGAGGTAGCGTACCTGACCGATGTAGTGGCAGGGACGGTTACTGCATCAAAGGCGGTCATTGTCGGTGCCAACAAGAACATAGACACTATCTCCATAGCGGACTCCGGGCTGAAACTCGGTTCGGGGGCAGGAACGGCAGTCACCGCAACGGCGGCAGAGTTGAACCTTCTCGATACAGCGGTGGCAGGTACTGCCGTTGCTTCAAAGGCGGCTGTGCTTGGCGAGAACAAGGAACTTGACGAGTTCCACACGGCGGCACTTTACCTTGGGGCTGATGCAGGCACTGAGGTCACTGCGACCGCCGCTGAACTTAATGAACTCGACGACATCGTTGCATCCTTCACCTTTGAGGCTACTGCGGGGGCGGAGAACGTCTGCGAGGTCGCCATTACCCTGAAGGACGCGGCAGGGGCAACCGTTGACGGGGCACGTCCGTTCATGGTGTGGCTCTCCGACAGTGATGCAGGGGTGGGACTGACCGGTACTACCGCATCCGGCACGGTACAGGCAAAGGCCGAATCAGGTGCAGACCTTGCGACTTTCACTGCAAAGAAAGCACTCCTGGTACAGCCTCTTGCCACGGGTATATACACCCTTGAGATAACCGATACTTCAAAGACCGCGTTCTATGTCTGCGCCGCCACCCTTGACGGCAGGGCATACAGTGTCAGCACCGTATTGGCTACAGAGGACTACGGAGCAGGGGAATAACAACACAGGGGGCGTTCATTTGCCCCCTTCTTTTTTTGAAGGAGGGCTTCAATCATGAGCAGTTCCGGGTATTCAGCCCTTACTAAAACCAATATTGCCAATATCGCCCTCCGCCACCTTGCGGGGATGAGCCTGACGGATCTCGATACGGACACGTCAACCGAGGCTGAACTCATAAACCTCTACTGGCCTATCTCCCTGCGTGAAACACTCCGGGCGGCGGACTGGCGTTTCGCGTCCCTTGAGGTTGACCTGACGGAGGATGAAACCGAAGAGTCCGACATGTGGGACTACGCATACACGTACCCCGATGACTGTGCAATGGTCAGGGAGATAATCGACACAGCCGGGACTCTGGGACAGAAGATCAAGTATGAAGTGGGACTCAACGACTCGCAGGACGGTCTTCTCATCTGGTGCAATGTGGAAGATGCGGTAGCGAGGTACACCTATGTCGTAGATACCGTAGGCATATGGCCTCCTGAATTTGTAACCTGTTTCGCCTTGAGGCTTGCCTATGACATCGCCTATCCGCTGACGCAGAGGGAAGACGCGAAGGACACCATGTTCAAACTCTATCAGCACGCCATAAACCATGCCATCGTCGCGTCCAGGGCGGAAGGGTACAGGCAGTTCGTCTTCACCTCTGACGCACTGACTTCCCGGAGGACTTCGTAATACCATGAGCCTCTACCCTATCAGGCCATCATTTGCCGCAGGGGTACTCGCTCCGGCACTGCACAAGAGGACTGACCTCAACCAGTATTACCTTGGACTTCGGACGGGGAGCAATGTCATCGTCCTTCCACAGGGTGGCGTTATCAACCGTCCGGGGTTCGAGTACATCGGCACGGTCAAGGACTCGTCCAAAGCGGTCAGGGTAGTTTCCTTTGAGTTCTCGACCACACAGGCATATACCCTTGAGTTCGGGGATTACTACATGAGGGTCTTCAAAGACGGTGGGCAGGTAGTCCATACCACATCCACTACATCCGCCTGGGCGACAGCGACTGGCTACGTTGTTGCGGACTTCGTGAAGAATGACGATGTGATCTACAGGTGTATTTCCGCTCACACTTCGGGGGCGACGACCGAACCTGGAACGGGTGAATCATGGGAGGACAAGTGGGTAGCCGATGCCGATTACGAGATCGCGACCCCGTGGCCTGAAAGCGTCCTGTTCGACCTCCGGTTCCAACAGTCTGCCGACACCCTCTATGTCTTCCATCCCTCATACGACACGAGAACGATAACCCGTTCCGCTCATACAACATGGACTCTTGACACCTTCGACTGGGAGAACGGGCCTTTCATGAAGAATAACGATGACGACTCGCACACCCTGACGGTCACAAGTTATGATGGTTCTACGGGGCTTTACGGGGAGACGGTCACGGTCACGTCTAGTGACAACCTCTTCACGGCTAACGATGTTGGCAGGTGGATAAAGATAAGATACACGGCTCCTGGTTCGAATATTGCAGGGGGAACTATAGATGCAAACTCTGCGTACACATCATCTGCGTATAGTGTAGATGGAGAATTTGAA